CACTGATTATACTGATGCGAGAAACGAAGGTAAAGGAAAGTTAGCTTCGATAGCTAGAGCTGGAACAGAGTTTGCTCTTGGTGAACTTATGGGAGGATGGTATTTTCCATATCAACTAGCCAAAGCTGTTCCGTCTGCAACAGTAAGTGGATTAGAAGGAATGTCTAAGATGCAAAGAAGTATGAATAAAACATCAAGACAAGCTCCATTCCAAAATGCTTCATTTAAAGATTATAATCAAGCAATGACAATGAGACAAGCAGGAATGCAAATGGCTCAAGCAAGCAAGTATAATTTACAACAAGCTATTATGGGGAATGAAGCACAATACCTAAGATAAATTAATAGCTAAGAAAGAGGTGATAGTATGGGAAATGTAATTGATTTTAAAGATGCTGTAAAAATAATTAGAAAGAAAACGTCAAAAGGAGTAACTGAAGCAAGTGAGTTAGTAGGAAAAGGGTTTAAAGAATTTTATGAGAATTCATTTAAAGCTGCTGATACAATTGCTTCTAAAATGTCTAATAAAAAAATCACAATAGAAGAACGTGCTAAAAGAAGTGCCAATAAATTTAAGCAAGTTAAAGATGCAGAAATAGCTGCTTCAAGAAAAGCTTTTAACGAAGCAAAAACAGGATCGCAACTAAGTTTTGATTTAGGAGATGTAGCTAAAAATAGCTCTCCGAATGTATCACATGATATTAAACCAAAAGAGATTAAAACAAAAGATGTTGAACAGTTAAGTTTTGATATTGATGAACAAGTGAAAAAAACAAAATTTAAGACAGAGACTGGCACTCAAACTTCAATGTTTGATGGCGGACAACAAACATTAATAGATATGGGGCCATCAATGGACACTACTGCATACTCAGAAGCTTTAAAAGTTGATGCAGAAAATATTAGGCAAAAGAGAAAAGAGAATAAGGTTTACAACAGACAAGAGCTAGAAAAGAAATTAGAAGAAGTGCAATACAATAAAAATGTTAATAAATTCTATAATAGACCAGAGCTTGAAAAGAAGTATAAAGAAATGAAACCAAAAATAAACGGTAATAACTGGGTTTATAAAGCTGCAGCAGCAAGTGTTGGTGGAGGATTAGTTCTGTCAATGGCAAACAATAAAGGTCAACAAACAAATAATCAACTATATGGACAAGGTGGTTATAGATAATGAATGTATTGATGAAAGTGATGGAAATAAAAAATAATAAAAGGTGTTTATTAAGACACTATGAAGAATCTTATGGGATAACTTTACTTAAACATCAATTAGAATTAATTAAATCTAAAGATAAAGTTATTGAAAGAAAATTCGCTAGACAAGCTGGAGGGACAACTGCATTATTAATAAAAGCCATAGAATTTGCTATTAATAATGACAACTCAAATATAATGTTTTTGAGTAACTCTACAGCTCAGGCAAATAGATTTCTTGAATTAACAATGGGTTTTATAGGAGAAAGAAATATTTCAAAATGTATTTTAAAAGCAAGAAAGAATCCTCATTATATAAGATTCAAAAATGGAAGTGCAATTAATTTTATTTCATATAGAACAATTGATAATACTAGGGGTAGAAAAATAGACTGTTTAATTATTGATGGGAAAAGATATATTCCAGATCACTTATTAAATAGTGTTTATGCTTGTGCACTGTATAGTGAGAATAGTCAAATAGTAATCTTAAATTAATAGACAAGCTATAAAAAATCTAAAATCTAAAAATGAATAAAGAATAAAAAGAGCGTAATGTGTATATTAGGCAGAACACAGAGACAATAGTTTTAAAGAAGAACATATCTGTATCAAATACTAGTAATTAGTCAATGTGCTCCGCCAACATACATATAAAAGCTCTCAACAAAGGAGAGAACATACATGGCAATATTAAAAAATCTTTCGCCAGTTGAAAGGAAGAAGTTTTTAGAGATTGCTAAAGACCCTGTAAAATGGGCCCAAGCTTATTTAAGAACCTTCAATCCTGAAACAAAGAAAATAGAACCATGGACAGCTAGATGGTATCAAGTAGAGATGCTTAGAGATAGAAAAGTAAAAAAAGTTTACCGTTGTGGAAGACGTATAGGTAAAACAGAAACAATGGTAGTAGAGATGTTACATATGGCCTTTACTCACAGAAACTTCAGAATACTTATGGCTGCTCCATTTGAAAACCAAATAAGAAACATGTTTACAAGACTTAATGAATTAATCAAAGAGTCTCCATTACTAAAACAAGAGATAGTAAGATCAACTAAGAATCCTTATTGTATAGAATTTAAAAATGGTTCAATGATATTAGGGTTTACTGCAGGAGATGATGCTGCTTCAATCAGAGGACAAAGAGCGGATTGGATTTTCATAGATGAGCTTGATTTCATGAGTGAATACTGCTTTGAAGTTATTGCAGCTGTAGCTATTGAGAGAGCTGATATAGGAATTACAGTTTCATCTACTCCGTTAGGTAAGCGTAGTCACTTCTATAAGATGTGTACTGATCCTTCAATGGGATATTCTCAACATTATCATCCTTCAACTCATAACCCTAACTGGGGACCAAAAATGGAAGCTGAATTAAGAGCTCAATTAACTGCAGAAGGTTATGTGCATGAAGTTCTTGCTGAATTCGGTACACAAGAAAAAGGGGTATTCCCAAAAGACAAATTAGATGCTGCTATAAAAATACAAAATTACGCATATAATGAGTTATCATATGAACAAACAATAAGATGTGAAAGAGAAGAACAATGGCCAGAAATGCTATCATATAGCAAAAGTCAACCTGCACCATTTAATCCATTTAGAACTATGGGGGTAAAAAATTTACCAAACATATTGAATATTGCTTAGATATCTTGTAATATATAAATAATAAATATTACGAGGTGAAAATATGGAAAATTATAAAAACAAAGAATGGTTAGAAAAAGCTTTTAAAGAAAATGGAATAAAAGAACAAATAGCTAAGATGTGCAATGTGTCAGGAGATACTATTGAATATTGGAGAAAGAAGTTTGATATCCCTAAATCTGAAAATGGAAAACAAGTTAATAGAAAATTAAAACTCAATGAAAATTATTTTGAAAAAATAGATACAGAGCATAAAGCATATTGGTTGGGATTTATTATGGCTGATGGATGCATTACAAGAACAGAAAAGAATGGTCCATATAATAGATTTGAATTTAATTTAAAAGAAGAAGATAAAGCTCATTTAGAAAAATTTCAAAAAGACTTGCAATCAAATTACAAAGTTAAAGAAATAGAAAAAAGAAATAAGAAAAGAGATTTTAATAGTGTAGTTTGCAATATAAGAATAAATTCAAGAAAATTAGTTGATTCATTAATAAAAAATGAAATTTATCCAAACAAAACTGGAAAAGAAGTATTGCCAAAAACTATACCTAATAAACTTGTTAAACACTTTATAAGAGGATATTTTGATGGAGATGGGAGTATAACTGTAAATAAGAGTTTCAGAATATGTTCATCCTCTCTTGAAATACTCAATTCTTTTAATGATTACTTTAAATTAGTCTTAGGGATTGAATACAATATATATGAAGATAAATCTTATAAAGTTCCATTCTTTGTTATAGATAGTAACAATAGAAAGCACAATAAAGTTGTATTAGATCACTTATATGATGGTTCAACTTTATATTTAGATAGAAAATATAAGCGATATAAAAGCATGTATTGCTCCCCTACACAGTAATGTGTAGAAAAATAACTCGGTTAATTGTCTGGAAACTCCTTATGGTCTACATACCAAAACAGAGAGATGAAATAAGCTCAAATGGCAATGGTTTAAAAAGTTGTAGAATTGGACAATCAGCAGCGAAGCTCCGAATAGGAGAACGTTCAACGACTAGTCGCAAGACGTAGAGCCAAGTGGTGGGAAGTCATCCCTTAAATCGAAACACCGAGCTCCTATATTAATAGGATGAAGATATAGTCTGGTCTTCAAGGAAACTTGAAGAAGGTATTAATTAACGCTTAATATCGTAACAAAAGCGGGATTGGGATAAATTTGGTGCTTCTTCTTCTATAATTATTTTAGATTATGATGTAATAATGGGGAAATTTAAAGTAATAAAAAGAGTAGAGGTCAATAGATCAGAGTATTCTTACGATAACGCTATTAACACAATTGTAGAGTTAAATGCTATTTATAATCCTAGCTTCATTTATTGCGATGCTGGGGCAGGTGAAATACCAAATATTATACGGTAATATATTAGTGAAACAAAATTTAAAGGAGTTGACTAATATGGATTACCCAAACTGGATAGAAAAAGCTGAAGAATTATATAAGAAAAAATATTCTTTTTCAAAAATAGGAGAAGAATTAAAGGTGAATAGAAAATTGGTTAGTTATTATTTGCAAGCTAAGGGATATGAACCTAACCATAAATATATGTCGAAAACCAAGGTAATGCAAAAGACTCAGAAAAATATTAATGAAAAAATATTTGAGAATATAGATACTGAGGAAAAAGCTTATTGGCTTGGAATGTTAATGGCTGATGGAAATGTGGACGAAAAAAGAAACTCAATTGAACTTTGTTTAAAAGAAGAAGATTACGAGCATATATGTAAATTTAAAGATTTTTTAGGCAGTGATCATAAAATAGGCAAAAAAACAAAGCATGATAAAAAATACAATAAAGATTATGTATCATACAGATTGGGTTTTAGAAGTATTAAAATAAAACAAGATTTAATGAAATTGGGATGCACTCCAAGAAAATCAAAAACACTAGAGTTTCCTATTATCCCTAATAATCTCATAAGACATTTTATTAGAGGATATTTTGATGGTGACGGTTGTGTTCGTAAAGGCACTACAACATACATTTCTCTAGAGATTCTTGGAACAGAGCAGTTTTTAAGGGAAATAACTGACTATTTTAATATTGATGAACATATACATAGTTTTAAGCATTCAGATGTCAAGAGATTTTGCATAGCTGGAAATGAAGCTGATAAAATTTTATCTCACTTATATAAAGATTCTACAATTTATCTAGAAAGAAAATATTTGAAATATTGCCGTCTTACTTCAACTTCCATAGAAGAGGTAAGATAATTAATCGGGAAAAAATCTGGGATGCTGAAATGCAAATCAGAGGTGAAGGCTAGTAGTAATATATTAGTCAGCCGCAACGCATAGGAAGTGAAACTCATTAGAGAATATAATCTTCCCAAGAGGCCCGATAGCTTTATGGATGTATGATATTTTAAATATCGGAGATTAAAAGTTATGCTGAGCTTACAGGAATAATAACTGTAAGAAGTGCTTGATAAAAAACTAGCACGATAACAATACTGGAATATCAAATCGAAAGATTACACATAATTGGAGATCAACAACCTCACACAGGATTAAAACATAAAGTAAAGCGTTGGCAATTCGCTCAATCATTAGATGTAATTGATCCGATTACATTTGAGCTTGTAAAGCAACCATTGAAGCCATTTATGGTTAACCAATTGACATTAGCCTTTGAAAGAGACAATTTAATACTGTCTCCATTCGATGATGTGCTTCATAAACAATTAGTTAAATATGAAGTTGAAAAGATAAACGCTTCTGGTAAGCCAGTTTACACATCTGTAGACGAGCATTTTATTGATGCATTAGGATTAGCTTATTTAGCTATGACATTAGAATTTAAAGAATTAACTAATGTTATAAAAGAACCAGAAGTTGCTACTAAAATTGAATTTACTAACAAGTCACTTGGACAAGCTGGAATTAATAGAATGTTCAATTCGATTCAAGGTTCATACGGAAGTAGCAGTAGTAGTCGAGTACAACTGAAGCCTAGTGATGACCGACCAGGAGATAAGCAAAAATGGGTTAAAGTAACTCAAAGCTACAACCCTTATAGAAGCAGTGGTTCTTGGGGTAATCGTTCTTCTGGAAGAGGAAGTATCTCAGGCAGATCAATGTGGTAGTAACGGGTAAAACCGTTTCTATATATAATATCCTCCCTTTCATCATATATTTCAAAGTAGGCACTAGATCCCCCCTTTCTAGTGCCTATATTTTTTACAAGGAGATAAGAGTATGGAAAAAGATTTATTATATAAACCAAGTCTCACTTATGATAAGAATTACTATACAGAAGGCGAACTCTATGATGTATCAGACAATATATCAGTTGAAGAAAGCATCCCTTCTGATAATTATAAAGATAAGATAGACTTATTAGAAAAAGAAAAAAACGAACTGTTATCTAAGTTACCTTTATTACCTAATTCAATACAAGGAATAATTAAACCTTCAATAGACTTAATAGGAAGCGTTGTTGATGATTTAGCTAATAATAAAAATAATATTTTTAGTAATTACGATAACCCAATAATTGGCGTAATTCCAGTTCATCCACCAGATGATGGCGATCCTGATCCTGATGATGTAGTTCCAGGTCCTCCAGGTGGTAACAATGATCCTGATCCTGAAGATGTCCCAAGAGATCCATTTGGGTCAGAACCAACAAGTACTATAACAATATATCCTAAAGAAATAGATCCAGGTAAAGATATTGAAAAACAATACTTAAAAGACTTGTCTGATATTTTAGGAGATTACTTGAAAAAACAGAATATGGCAATTCAAAACTATATTAATGGAATATTAACTTATGCATCATATGCTGAGAATAACAACATGAAAAATTACACATCAAAAACAATAAAGAACCAAGGCTTGACTCATGTGACAGATTATATAACAAAATCTAAAATAGGATTAAAGCAACAAGTAAAGCTTTATAACAAACTATTTACTATAGATGAAACTATCTATCACTTAAGAGCAGTTAAGGTATCAAAAGAACAATTAAAAAGATATAAGTTAAATAAAAAGATTGAGGATAAAAACTTATTAACTCAATCTGCAAACAGTCTATTAATAGAAAGTAGATTAATTGCAGAAAAAAAATATGAAGAAAATTTTTACGGATTATATAAATATCTTAATTCGTCAGTAATAATATTTAGTGAATGCATGAATATTTACGTAAAGCAAAAGCGTTCATTAATACTACTAAATAATGAGGAGAGGGAATAATATGATATTAGAAGCAATAAATGATAATGTAATTGTAAAATTACCACAATTAGAAAGTGAAATAAAATCTAATGCTGGAATAATTTTAGGGAAGAATGATGGAGCTGCTAAACCAGATAGAGGGATTGTTGTAGCAGTTGGAAAAGGAAGAATAACATCAGATGGTAAGTTAATAGAGCTTACAGTTAAAGAAGGGGATAATATAATTTTTAATAGATTTGCAGGAACTGAAATAATGCAAGAAGATGATAAGTTCTTAATAATCAAGGAGAGCGACATATTAGCAAGAGTGAAGTAGGTGAAGTAAATGGCTTTATTTAAATTTAAAAGCAAAAATGGTCGAAGTTTCACAGAAGCACCTAAGAATAATAACTTAAACAAAAATACATACAAGAATTTACTTGTTAAAGCAAGCAGCTTATTAAGCGGTGGAGGTAATAGAGAAAATCTATCAACTCCTGAATATGATTTGGATGAAATAAGAAGAGCATGTGAATCAGATTCATATATAAAAATGTCCTTAATGAAATATTCTTATATGTTATTTAAAGCAGGTTATGTTTTACGTTCAGAGAATGAACAGGCTTCTGATTATGTTAAACAAAGATTAAACATAATGAGCTTTGCGACAAGACAGCCTATTGATATTCTATTTCAAGAATGCGGAGATGACTTAATAAAATATTCTAACGCTATCTTAATTAAATCAAGAGTAAAAACTATAATGCCAGGTTTAAAAGCAGTTGGGTTTTTTAAGGATAAACCTGTTGGAGGATATTTTAGAGTTAATCCATCTGAAATATCAGTATTAAAAGATGATTATGGTCAAATAAAGAAATATGTACAAACTGTAAATGGAGAGGAAAAACATTTTGATCCTATTGATGTAGTACATATATATTTAGATAGAGAGTCTGGAAATACTTTTGGTACACCTAGAGTATTAGCTGCATTAGAAGATGTTAAGCTATTAAGAAGAGTTGAGGGACATGTTGCAACTATGATCTATAGATTTGCGATGCCTTTATTCCAATGGATAATAGGTTTGCCACAAACAGGATTCCAAGCTACTAATAAAGAAATAGAAGAAGCAAAGGCTACAGTAGATAGTATGGCATTAGATGGTACAGTTATCACTAATGAAAAAACATCTATCAAAGCAATAGGTGCAGAAGGTACAGCACTTAATGCAGAAGGATATTTAAAATATTTTGAACAAAGAGTATTCTCTGCTCTTGGGGTTTCTGAATCTCAAATGGGTAGAGGTGGTGCTAAACAAGATGCTGATTCAATGGAATCACAAGCACATGATACTGTTAAGCATATACAAAGAACAATGAGTATATTCATTCAAGAATTAATAATCAATGAATTATTATTAGAAGGTGGATTCAATCCAGTAATAAATGAAAATGATAAAGTGAACTTTGTATTTAATGAAATCAATATTGAAACTAGAATAAAAGTTGAAAATCATGAAATGGCTAAATTCCAATCTAACATGATTACTTATAAAGAAATGAGAAGAACGCTTGGTAAGAAAGAAGAAGTTGATATAGAAGATCTTTACAAGTTTAAAGTTGAAGTTGAAGCAGATAGGAGAATGACTAAAGCTAAGACTGAAGGAAGTATAGATGTACTAGAAAAGTCTAATGAAAACGCTATTGAATTAGCAAAGACTAATGCTAAAATAAACAAGCAAGATACATCAACAGATAAATCTGTAAGTCCAAAAGGAAATGGAACAAATAAATCAACTGCTCCTAACAAAGATATATCTAGCAAAAATACTCCAGAAAACCAACATGGTAAAACTTCAGTAAAAGTAAAAGAAGCTGCAAGCAATGTTATAAGAGATAAGAATAAAGATAAATCAACCTATAGTTCTATATATAATAAATACTATCAACTAGCTAACGATATAGCTAGAAACAAAGAAGATTTAGATATCTTAATTCCACTTGCTTTAGATAATATGTTAATGGAAACAAAGATATATATGAATATGTCTTCTGTCGATGGTATAAATGCAGCAACAAAAGACATTAGAAAAATGCAAAAATCTATAGTCACTTTACCAACTATAAGAATATCTATGAGTTTATGTGAAGAGGAAGCTAAGAAATCATTAACTAAACTATTAAAAGATGTTAAAAAGAAAATAGAAGATGAAGATGATCCTAAAAAGATTAAAGCAATATTTGAAAGTTTAGAATATAGAATTAGATTCATGTTAGAGTATATATTACCTAAAATGTATTGGTATTCTTATTTAAAGACTGGACAAGCTTTAAAATATACTGAAGCAAAAGTAGATTTTAATGGAAGTGAAGATGAAGAAAGTCATTCTAAAATAATAGATTTAAATAATATAAACTTAGATGACATTCCACCATATCATCCATTCTGCGATTGTAAGATTAATTTTAAGAAAGGAGCTAAAAAGTAATGGCAATAGAAATTAGAGAGTATATTGGAGATTCTATTAACATTACTGAATCATCGGTGAGATGGCCAGTGAATATTAAAGAAAACTTTAATGAGCTTGGTCCAATCTCTAGAGATTCAATAATACAAATAATAGAAGGTATTCATGTAGGACCTACTAGAAATTTTACTTGGTATACTGAAGAAGCTTTAGTTGGTTCTATACCAAGTTGGACAAGACCATATCAAAGACCACTTATTATGCATCACAATGAAAAGGATGGAAAAATAATTGGTAGAATACTTTCTGCAGAACATAAGACCCATAATACAAGAAGTAAAACACCAGCTTTAGAGTTCACATGTCATGTTCCAGATAAAGAAGGAATTGAACAAATTAAAGATGGACGTTTAAAAACAGTATCTATAGGAGTAATAGCACATGATGTAAGATGCTCTATCTGTGGAGATCAAGTTGAGATTGTAGATGAATATGGCAATACAGCTTGTGGACATAGTAAAGGTAATGAATATGACGATCAAATATGTTACTGGAAGATATACAAGATGGAGGCAAAAGAGCTTTCATATGTAATAGTTCCTAGTGATATATATGCTCATAATATAAAAACAATACCTGCATCAGAATATCAAAAATCACACATAAAAGAAAATTTACAAAAAGGGGAGGCAATTAATATGTCAGAAAATGTACAAGATGTTAAAGAAGGAAAAATTAAAACTCAAGTAATTGATGAAGAAGTAAAAAAAGGTGAAGGAGCTGTAGCTGCAGAACCAGAAGTTAAAGAAGAGCCAAAGGTAGTAGAAGAACCAAAGGTTGATGAAAAAGATCAAAAAATTAAAGAGTTAGAAGAAAAAATAAAAATTCTAGAAGCTGAAAAAGAATCAGTATCTAAAGAACTATTAAATGTAAAAGATGAATTAACAAAATCTTTAAATAAAATTGAAGAAGTTGCTGGACAATTATCTTCTAAAGAAAAAGAGATTGAACAAGAAGTTGCTTTAAAAGAAGCTGTTGAAAATGAATTAGCTAAAGTAAAAGTTGAAATAAGAGAAGCTAGAGAATCAGAATTCAATACTTTAAGAAGATCTTTAAACAAAGAAATTATTACTAAAGAATCATTATCTTCTAGAACAGATGATTCTCTAATGGATGCGATACTAGATTTAAAGGAAGAAATGAGTGGAGTTAGAAAGTTAAGATCTATTCAAGAAACAGTAAATCCTACATTAGATTCAGAAAAAAATAAAAATAAAACTGTTAGCGATGTGAAAGAAAGTAAAACAGTTGGTAATATGAATTTAGAAGAGGGCTTAAAAGACATATTCTCAAGTATGTTTAGTCCTAAATATAATTATTAGAAAGAATTTCAAAGGGAGAGTGAATAAACAATGGCAATACATCCAAATACGTTTATGTCAAAACAATCATTACAACCAGGTGCAAGAGGAGAAATATTCCAACAAGACATTCCTGGTTACAGAGGTCAAGGGGACAGAATAAATAGAACTAATATGAAACTTGCAGTTTCAGAACATGATGTTCCAAATATTAAATATGAGTTAGATAGAAGATTACCAGTATTATTCAGATATGGTTGGGCTCATGGTTATAACCAAGTAGTTATGCCAAAAGGAAGATTAGTAGCAGTAGATAAGTCTTTAAATATTTTAGACTTCGATACTAAAAAAGCTTACAATGCTTTAACATTAGCAAATGGTGGAGCAGATGTAAAGCTAAGAGATTCTGAATATAAAAATATTCAAAATGAAAGAACTGCTCCAGTAGGTATTGGAACTCAATGGGCTCCATTAACTAAAGATGCTTATGTTAAAACTTTAAAGAACGAAGTTATATATAGACCATTTAAAGCTATAGCTGCAGCTGCAGATGTATCATCTGAAGAAGAATTAACAGCTAAAGGAAAATCTAAAGCTGCTAAAGAAGTTACAATCGGAGTTGATTCAGCAACTGGATTAGTTACAGTAAATGGAACTCCAACTAGAGACGTAAGATTAGGAAACGTACCAGTTGGTATATTAGAAAGAAATGAATATACAAGAAACGATGATGCTTACAATGGAATGCAACCAGGTGCTGTATTAACAGACAAGCTAGTTGAATTACCAATGTTCTTAGAAAAAGAAAAAGCTGAAATGAATCCTTGGGGATCAGCATACGGTAACTTCTTACCAGGAGATTTAGTTAAATCTGATGAAAATGGTAGAGCTGTAGTTTCTCCATTATCAAGACCAGAACTAGTTAAAACTATGACTGCAGGAGAAATCGAATTAGAAAGACAACAAGTTGTTGGACAAGTTTATGCTGTATCAAGAGATTTAGTACCAGCAGGTGCTGCTAAATATGCTCAATGGGCATTATCAGATAGATTAAACTTTGATGAATTCAATCCAGATATCTGGAGAATGAACAATAGAGATGGTGAAGATAATATTTCTCAATCTCCATACAAAGCTAATGGTGGTGGTTTCGTAAACAACAAAACTGAAATGACTGGAAAAGAAGATCAATACTTTGAAGAACCAGGATATCCATGGGATAGAACAATGCATGAACATGACTTACACATGTTAGCATCTTCAGTAAGAACTCATTCTAACAGATTCGGATTAGAACATATGTTAGAACAAGGTATTCCAGGACTTACAGATGGTTACAATGTTGCATCTAGAGAATTAGGACCAGAAGAATTAGGAACATTTGAGCAAGCTGCTTCTAAAGATGATTACAAAGATATGATGTTCAAAGCTGCTGATGTTCAATTAGAATCAATGAAGATAGCTGTAAGTCCTGGAATAC